AGCAAGGGGGCGGCGGCGTCGCGAGCGGGGGGGGGGGGGGGAGCGAGCCCAAAGCCGCAGGCTATGCCGTAACCGCTGCCGCTGCGGCGGGCGAAATCATCGCTGTGCTGCTGAAAGGGTAAGCCATGAGCCAATTTTACCTTGCCAACACCCCGCTGATTTTAACCGCCGATGACGGCACGGATTACCGCGTAGAGCGCGGCGAAGTGGCAGAGTTGAGCGACGCGCAGTATGAGCAGGTTGCCGCGCACGTTACGCCTGTCGGCGCGCCCGAGCTGATGCAGCCTGAAACGCAGCCTGAAAGCAAAACGGCAGCAGACGGGCAGCCTGAAAACGAAATCACACCCGAACCGCAGCCTGAAAACGAAGCGGCGGCAAATGCAGACAGCGACCCTGCGCCGCAGCCTGAAAAAGCCAAGCGCGGCAAGGGCGACAAAGCCGAGTAAGCCGCCATGTATATCAACGCCGATGATTTAGCCCGCGCCATGAGCAAAGCCGAGCTGACGCAGCTGACCAATGACGACCCGCGCGCCACCGAACCGAACGATGATGTGGTGCAAACCGCCATTGCTTACGCCTGCGATTTGGCAGACGGCTATTTGAGCGGGCGTTATCCGCTGCCGCTGGCGAGTGTGCCGACCATTCTGCCGCCCTTGTGCATCAACATCGCACGTCATTTTTTGCACGCGCGGCGGATTAACCGCGCCGATTTCCCGAAAACTTTGGAAACGGCATACCAAGCCACGCTCAAAACGCTGGAACAAATCCGCGACGGCAAAATCCACATCGGCATCGATACCGCCGACAAACCCCGCCAGCCCGAGCGCGGCGCGTATCACGTCCGCGCGGCGGCAAAGCACGATTGGAGCGGCTACTGATGTCTGCCACCCAGCCGATTATTGACGCGCTGCGCGACCATGTGCAGCAGGCGATTCCGTGGGTGCAGGTGGACGAGTTCCCCGAACGCCCCGCCGATTACCAGTTTATCCACCCCACAGGCGCGGTGCTGGTGGCGTATCAGAGCAGCCAGTTCACGCGGATTGAAGGCTTGGGGCATATCGCCCAGCAGCGCGACATCACGCTGCAATTAACCGTGATTGGCGCGAGCCTGCACGGCGAGAGCGGCGCGTTGGCGATTTTGGATGCGGTGCGCCTTGCCGTTGTCGGCTTTGCCCCGCCCAACTGCCTGCCCTGCCATTTAATCCGCGAGCAGTTTTTAAGCGAGACGGCGGGCGCATGGCAATACGCGCTCACGGTGCAAACCGAAACCCAGCAGGTAGAGCTGCGGCAGCCTGAAAACCTGACCACCCTTGTGCGCACACTGCACCGCCATCGCGGCGCGCCGCTTGACCCCCAGTTAAAACCCAAACAGCCATAGGAGACACCACATGGCAGCAGCATTCCACCACGGTTCAGAAACCATACGCATTGACGGCGGCTCGTCCCCCGTTTACACCGTTGACGGCGCAATTACCGCCATCATCGGCACTGCCCCCGCAGGTGCAGTCAATGAATTAACCCTATGCCAAACCGCCAAAGACTTTGCCAAATTCGGCACTGCAACAGGCAAGGGCTTTACCATCCCCGATGCCGCCAACATTTGGACGCGCTACCAATCGGGCGCGGCGTATGTAGTGAACGTGTGCGACCCCGACAAACATAAATCCAGCGTTTCAGGCGAAGCCTTAACCATAGACCCCGACACGCTCATCGCCCGCACCGCGCACGGCGCAATCCAAGCAGGCAGCTACACGCTCAACGGCAACGGCGGCGCGTTGGTGGAAGGGCGCGATTATGTGGTAAACGATTTGATTACTGGCGAAATCCAATTCAAAACCCTGCCCACCACGCCCACCGCCGATTACAGCTACACCGACCCTGCCAAAGTAACCGAAGCCGACATCATCGGCGGCTATGTGGCGGCAACGGGCAAACGCACGGGCATGGAGCTGGTCAAAGAAGGATTTAACCGCTTTGGCGCGGATGCCAAAATCATCATCGCGCCCGAGTTTGACCGCACCGCCACCTGCGCCGCCGCGCTGATTACGCTGGCGGACAACCTGAACGCCATTGCTTATGTGGACGCGCCGCGCGGCACCACATTGAGCCAAGCAATTACAGGGCGCGGCAACTTGGGCAGCATCAACTTCAATACATCCAGCGACCGCGTGCAGTTGTTCTTTCCGCACGTTGTCGGGCTGCTGGGCGTGGAGAGCCTTGCCACCCACGCCGCGGGGCTGCGCATGAAAACCGATGTGGAGCACGGCTACTGGTTCAGCATTTCCAACCGCGAGCTTTCGGGCGTAACAGGCTTGGAAATCGGCTTAACCGCCCGCGTGGACGACCCGCAATCGGAAACCAACCGCCTAAACGAAAAAGGCATCACCACCGTGTTTAATAGCTACGGCACGGGCTACCGCCTGTGGGGCAACCGCTTGGCGTGCTTCCCGACCGTGTCGCACATCAAAAACTTTGAAACCGCGCAGCGCACAGGCGATGTGATTGACGAGAGCCTGCGCCGCTTTGACCTGCAATACATGGACTTGCCGATAGACGAAGCCCTGCTGGATACGCTATTGGCGGGCTATCGCACCTATTTTGGCACACTGCAATCCATTGTCGGCTTTACCGTGAATTTGGATTACGACTACGACCTTGTGGATGCGTTTAGTAAGGGGCAAGTGCCGATTGTGTATGAATACACGCCCAAGCTGCCGATGGAGCGCGCCACCAATACCAGCGTGATGACACGCAAATATTTGGCGAACTTGGTTTCTACTAATTAGCCACCCGTTTTTTAGGCTGCCTGAAACCCCCGCTTAACCAAAAGTAAAAGGAAATCAACATGAGTGAAATCAACGCCATTTACAACGCTAATGTCTATCTCAACGGCACAAACCTAATGGGGCAAGCCGCCGAGTTTAAAATGCCTGAAATTGAAATCAGCCAAGATGAACACAAAGGCTTGGGCATGGTCGGCACGATTAAGCTGCCCAGCGGCGTGGAAGCCTTGGAGGGCGAGATTACTTGGAACAGTATTTATCCTGCCGTTGCCGAGAAAGCCTACCACCCGTTTAAAGCCGCCACGCTGATGGTGCGCGGTAATCTGCAAACCTTTAACGCGCAAGGTTTGAAGGAAGAAGTGCCTGTGGTGGTAACCGCCACCGTGATGTTCAGCAAAAACGCGGTCGGCACATTTAAACCCAAGGAAAAATCCGAACACCCGACCACCTTTCAGGCGCACGAAATCCGCGTGGTGATTGCGGGGCGCGAGACCTTGTATTACAACGCGTTTACCAATGTTTACCGCGTCGGCGGCGTGGACGCGTTGAGCCAGTTCCGCAAGAATATTGGCGCGTAGCGTTAAGGCAGCCTGAAACAACAAAACCAATCTTTCCTGACATCGGGAGAGATTGGTTTTTTTAATGCGCGTTAAAAGCGTTTCAGGCTGCCTAAACCCATAATCTGCCCTGTTTTTAACCCCTTTGAGACAAGGAAATATCATGGCAACCACAGCAAAACAATTGACCCAAGCCCTCAACGGCGAAACCACAATTGAACTTGCCTACCCCGTACGCTTGGCAACAGGGCAGATGCTGGAAAAAGTTACCGTTCGCCGCCCGCGTGTGGGCGATCTGCGCGCCGTGGCACATTTAAACAGCGATGCCGAGCAAGAACTCGCTATGTTTAGCCGCTTATCAGGACTAGTTCCCGAAGATTTAGATGAATTGGATATGACCGACTACAAGGCGATTCAAGACTGGTTTCGCACCACACAGCAAGGCGAAGCAGCATAAAAGCAGCGCAGAAGTCAATCAGGAATTGTTGCGTGCCTGCGCCGATATGGCGTGGTGGTTTGGGTGGAGCGTGCAGGAAATTTATGACTTGCCCATCAACGAATTTGCCGACTGGCTAGATGAAGCCAATCGGCAAATAAAAGCGAACTACCGCAGGGGCGATTAAGCGTATTTGCGCCATAGCCAAGCGATTGCCAAGCCTACAGCAAAACTGGCGGGTGCAAGCACCACCGATGCGCCGCAGCCTATCAGCGTGCCAAAGAAAATAATGGAAAACGCGGATAGCCATGCGCTGCCCACGCTACTGAAATCTGCTAAACCCCATGCAACATAGCCAAAAACCAATGCAAGCGACATGGCAAACAGCGCGTAGGCGATGTGGGTGGCTTGTTCTAATAGGGAATGTGGCTGTGCTTGCATGGTTTTGTCCTTTCAGGCTGCCTAAAAATTAAGTTAAACAACTATAAAACAAGAGTATTTTTATGTCAAACGAGTTAGCTATATCGGTCGCGATTGGTGCGGTTTTGCGTTCTGGTTTTACGGCGGTATTTGGGCGCGCGCGTGATGCTTCGCGTGGCTTGGGTAGAGAAATTGACAATGTGCGCCGCCGACAAGAACGATTGGGCGCAGCAATGGCGCGTGCGGTTGCCCACCCTGCGCGGAACTTGGGGCAACTTAACCGCTTGTATGTTCACATGGGTACGGCAATCAATAACGCTACTCGGGCGCAGGAGCGGTTAAATAATGCGATTGCGCGGCAAGATGCAGCGCGGTTGCACCGCCGCGAGTTACGCAGTCAAATGGGCGAAACCGCAGGTCATGCTATGGTGCTGGGTGCACCTGTTGCAGCGGCAGTTCGCACATTTACGAGACAGGAAGATGCGGAAACCGAGCTAAAAATTACCATGATGAACAAAGATGGGGGCTTTGGCTTATTTGAGGAAGTTCGTAAAGGTGCTGCTGAACTGGGGGCGCAGTTGCCCGGTACGACAACAGAGTTTTACAACTTGGCAAAGGCATTGAAATCGCAAGGCATCTCCGACCAAATGCTGGCAAACGGCGGTTTGCGAACATCGGCAGAGCTAAATGTGTTGATGAATATGGATCAGCAAGGCGGCGGTGAATTTTTTGCCAAGATGATTGAAGCACGCGGCTTGAAAGAAAGCGAGTTCAGTCAGGCGGCAGATTTGACCCAACGCGCATATTTTGCTTTTGGTTTAAAAAAGGAAGATATGTTTGAAAGCATGAAATACAGCTCGGCAAATGCGCGAATTTTGAATTTAACAGGCTTGGAAAACTATAAAAAACTGTTGGCGATTGAAGGTGCAGGGGCGCAGATTGGTTTGGAGGGCAGCCAGTTTGGTACGAATTTTTCCATGATGCTCACCCAACTGGCGCAAGGACCGAAAGCCATAGAGCAAGCCAAAAAGGGCATGAAAAAAGAAGCCAAAATGTATATGAAAGAAGCGGGCGTATCGTTTGAGTTTTTTGATAAAAATGGCAAGTTCAAAGGCTTGGATGCGATGATAGGCGAAATAGAAAAGCTCAATATCATCAAAGAAAAGCTGGGCGAGGAAAAAGCCAGCATTGTGGCAGATGAGTTTTTTGGTACGCAAGCCAGCCGTGCCGCTATGGCAATTGCACTTAAAGGGCGAGCGGGCATACAAGCAAATATAGAATTGATGCAGCAGCAGGCGGATATGCAGGCACGTATCAAGCTGAAAACTGCCACATTGAGTGCGGCATTGGAAAGTTTGGGCGGCGTGGCAGAAGCAACTGCCGCCACGTTTGGCAGCATATTTGCCGATGATATTAAAGCCTTTGCTGCCGTTGCCAACCGCTTTTTGGAAAATACTTTGCAGCCTTGGCTGGCTCAAAATAAAGGCTTGATTAAAAGCGTATTGGGTGTATTAGGTGGGTTTTTTGCCGCCAAAATGGGGGCGTTGGCATTGTCTTATGGCATCAGCATGGCTTTGATGCCGCTTCGCGCTATGGTGGTGGGCGTGAACAAAGTAGCTGCGGTGTGGCGCATGGCGCAGTTGATTATGCTGGGCGGCTCGCGCGCTTTGGTTACGGCTTTGCGATTGGTGGGGTTTTCAGCGCGTAGCGCAGCTGGGGTTGCTCGGTTTTTTTCAGGCAGCCTGCGCCTGCTCGGCTCGGGCTTGGGCTGGGTGCTGCGCGGCTTTACGGCGCTGACGGGCTATGTGCCGATTTTAATACGGGGTTTTGCTAGCTTGGGCGGTAAGCTGATTTTGGGTTCACTGAATTTAATCACACGGGCATGGGGCGTGTTTATGCAGGTTGGGCGCGTTGTAATTGGTTTTTTGCCCGCAATCGCCAATGCTTTTATGGCACTAGGGCGTTTTTTATTGATGACCCCAATTGGTATTGCGCTTACATTGATGGCAATCGCCGCTTATCTACTCTACACGCGCTGGGACGGCGTGGTCGGTGGGGCGAAATTGCTGTGGCAGGATTTGTGCAATGTAGTGGGTACGGTGGCAAATGCGATTACAGGCTTTTTTGCCAACGCGTGGGCAAACGTGCAAAGCGCGTTTAACGGCGGCTTGTCGGGCATCTTGGCATTGATTGCCAACTGGTCGCCGCTGGGCGTGTTTTATCAGGCGTTTGCCGCTGTGATGAGCTGGTTTGGCGTTACCCTGCCCGCGCAGTTTACAGGCTTCGGCGGTATGCTGATTGACGGCTTGGTCAACGGCATTCAGGCTGCCGCAGGGCGCGTGATGGCGGCGATTCAGAACTTGGCGCAGCGGGCTAAAAACGCCTTTGCCAGCGTGATGGACATCCATTCCCCCAGCCGTGTGTTCCGTGCGTTCGGCGGCTATATCACGCAGGGATTGGCGATTGGCGTAAACCAAGGCGCGCCGCTGCCTGTGAGCCGTGTGGCGCAGTTGGCGGGCAGCCTGAAAAACCGTTTTGCCGAGCGCATGGGCGGCTTTCGCAGCGATTTGTCGGCACGTTTGTCGGCAGGCGCGGACGGCTTGCGCCAAGCGCGCAGTGAGCAGCAGGCGCAGCAGCAGGGCGCAAACAGCGGCAGCGTGGTGGTGCATTTTGCCCCGACGATTAACGCCCCCAGCGGCAATCGGCAGGAAATTGAAACGGCGTTGCAAATGGGGCTGCGCGAGTTTGAACAATTGTTCCGCCGCATGATGGCGGAGCGCGAGCGGAGAGCGTATTGATGTTTGCACAACTGGGTGATGTAACGTTTGAGCTGCTGGGCAGCTTTGCCAGCTTGGAGGAAACCCACGCGGCGCAATTCGCCCAGCATGATGTGTTGGCGGGGCGGGCGCGCTTGCAGGCGATGGGCAACGCGCTGACCGAGCTGCAGTTTAGCCTAAAACTGCATTGGAAGCTGGGCGATGTGGATGCGGCGTATCACGGGCTAATTGCCGCCAAAGAGGCTCAGCAGGCGGTGAGTTTGGTGTATGGCTCGGGGCGGTTTGTCGGTTGGTTTGTGATTGAGCGGCTATCGGCACGCACCTTGCAAATGGATAAAAACGGGCGCACCGCCGCGCGGGAAATAGATGTAGAACTGAAAGAATTTGTTGGCGATCCAAACAACCCGCTGCCTGCGCCTGCGGTGGTGCAGGGCGAGCAAAACCCGCTGCTGGCGATGCTGCCTGAAAGCGTGCAAACCGCGCTCAACCCAATAGCAGAAAAAATCGGCACGGCGGTCAAAATCTACCACGCGGTGGAAAACGACATCGGCGCGATGCAAAACCTGATTCAGACGGCGCGGGAGATTAAAAACGACCCCGCAGGCGTGCTGAATTTGGTGGGCGATGTGCTGGGCGTGGCGGGCGGCGCGCTTGACCATTTAAACGGGCTGCCTGAAATCGTGCAGAGCTTTGGCGATTTGGCGGGCGCGGCGCAGTTTGCCGCCCAAGCGGCGCAGGCGGCGCAGCAGATGGGCAGCGCGGTGGGCGAATTTCGCGCGGGGATAGAGAGCGGCAGCGTGGGCGGCTGGTTTGGCGCAGGCGTTGCCGCGCTGGATGCGGCGGCGGAAAGTTTGGGCAACGGCGCGGCGGCGGTGCAAACGCTGACCGCATTTGTGGCGGCAAGGAGAGATGGCGCATGAGCATCAACGGCATTTTGGTTTACACCACGCAGGACGGCGACCGCTGGGACACCATCGCCCACAAGCATTACGGCAACGCGCTGGCGATTAACCGCCTGATTACCGCCAACCCGCATCTGCCGCTTGCCGAGCAGTTTGCCAGCGGGCTAACCGTGTTTGTGCCTGTGGTGCGACAGAGCGAAACGCAGCGGCAGGATTTGCTGCCGCCGTGGTTTGAAAATTAACAGATTGGAGCGCACACCATGTTAGACAGTCTATTAGACCATCTTTCAGGCAGCCTGAAAAAACCTTTGCCCGCGCCGCCGCCCACATCGCACCCTGTTACCCGCCCCAATTTTGTGCTGACCTACGAGCAAAAAGACATCACCGCCAGCGTAGAGCCGTATTTGCTGTCGTTTAGCTACACTGATTATTTGGGCGAGCAGTCCGATGAGCTGCAGCTGCATTTTGAAGATGTGGATGGACGCTGGCTGCGCACATGGTTCCCCGAGCAGGGCGACAAATTAAGCATCGGCTGCGGTGACCAGTTTACAGGCTTAATCAACTGGGGCAGCTTTGAGCTGGCGGAGATTGAGTGGCAGCGCAATATGCAGGGCGGCGATGTGGTATCGCTCAAAGCCTTGTCCACAGGCATCAGCCACGCCAACCGCACCTTGCAGCCCAAAGCCTACGAAAACATGATGCTCTCGGATATTGTCAAAATCATCGCCGCGCGGCTGAAGCTCACCGTTTCAGGCAGCATCAAGCCCATCAAAATCCAGCGCATCACGCAATACCAAGAGCGCGACGTGGAATTTCTCACCCGCTTGGCGCGGCAGTATGGGCATACGTTTAAGATTGTGGACAAAAAACTGGTGTTTACCCGCAACGATGCGCTCTCGCAGCAGGAAGCGGTGCTGGTGATGCAGCCTGAAAACCTGCTCTCCATCCGCATCCGCGACCTGATTAAAGGCGCGCCCGACAAGGCTGTGATTACAGGTTATGACGCAAAAAAGAAACGCGCCATCCGTGCCGAGCGCAAAACCAAACCGCTGCGCCCCAAAGCTCGCCGCAAAACATCCGCCGACACGCTCAAAATCACGCAGAGCAAGGGCGAGAGCCAAGCCGAAACCAACGCCCGCGCCGATGCCGCGCTGCAAGACGCGCAAGAGGAACGCTGCGCGGGCAATATCACGCTGTTTGGCAATGCGCTGTTGGTGGTGTGGGGGAGTGATAGTTTTGTCATAGCTGCGTGAGCGGCTAATCTTGCAAAAATGCTAATCCAATCAAACACAAACCCCATAATCCCACCGCCGCTAAAAAATGAGAAAAACCGCGAAAAAGTGAGCAAAAAACCATCACTTTCACGCGGTTTTTGTCATAGAACGATTAAAAAGTGCGCAAGAATGATTTGCGCTTATTCTTTCATGCCGCAATCCCATAGGTAGAAGCCGTAAATCTCAAAGTCATATTCCCCTAGCTCCGCTAAATCTAGGGTTTCAACGGGGTAGATGTCTTTGTTACTGTTGTCGCTGATGATGCGGAACACGCTGCGGCTGGTGCGCTGCAAGCGTTTGATGCGCAGCTCGTCCACTTGGCGGAACAGGTAGATGCCTTCACGGGTGTAGCCGTTTTGCATTTTCCACAGCACGGTGCCGCGGTCAATCAGCGTGGGGTGCATGCTGTCGCCGCGCACGCGGGTGCAGAAGCAGTGCGAGGGTGGCACGCCCAAGTAGTCAAAGAACGAGGCGCGAAACCACATGGCTTCAGTGTCCACTGGCTCATTAACCTGATAGCCGTTGCCTGCGCTGCCAAACACGTTTACATGATAACGCACGGGCACAATGGCATCGGTATGCTGCGCCGCTGCCCAATCGGCGTATTCTGCCACCATGGCGCGCATGAAAAATGGCACCCCCACGGCAGACGCGGCAGACGGCGAACGGCGCGGCTTGAGCTGGGTGGCATCGCTGGATTTTTCGCCCGTGAGCAGATGCAACAAGCCTTTTTCTTTAATTTCATCAATAAGATAGTCAGGTAAAAAATACACTTTCTTCATGCCCCCTTTGCCGCCTTGGGTGGGGGCTTCTTCATAATCCCAATTTTCTTTCTCAACACGATAGGCAATACCTGCTGGTGTAGTAGGCAGGCGTATTTCGCTGTTTTCTGTTGCCAGTGTCTTGGCTAATTCAACTAATTCTGCGGCACTTTTCCGGTATGTTTTTTCCATTTTGGTCTCGCTTTTATCTTTAAAGCTAAAACTGCGCAGCTTTAAAGAAAACTTTTAAAAATCTTTTAAGTTTTGTTTTCTTTTAAATCAGTTGTTTAGCTGAAATAAGGCGAAAACAAGGGCTAAATAGCTTGAAAGTTTTTTCTTTAAAGCTATAATGTTTACAACTTCAAAACGGAATGTTTAAAACATTATACCGATTGAACCCGCTCTTTAACAATTTGGAAAAAAAGCCGAGTAAATGGGGACGGTTTGTTCCCCAAGATTGGAGGTTACTGAACAGGCAGCCTGAAACCGTTTCGGGTTGCCGATTGAGTGATTTCTATGTGAAAGGAATGGATATGCACCCAGAGTTAATTCGCGCGGAAATTAGGATGCGCGGTAAGACCTTAACAGATTTGGCTAGGCTATATGACGTATCGCCCAAGGTGGTGAGTATGGCATTGAAGCAGCCCAGTTTAGCGGGAGAAAAAGCGATTGCAACGTTTTTGAATAAATCGCTGCA